GTTCAGCCAAGAAACCAATGATGTCAACACCTGAGTCAAGGATAAGTTCACGAGATAGCTGTGCTAGTGCTGAGAACTTGTATGCTCCAAGAGTTGTGAAAGCGTTGAAAGTTGGCTCTGAAGTACCGATTGATACACCCTGACCAACGATTGTTGCAGTTGAGAATGTTGCCTGAGATGGAATCTGCAAGTTCTCTCCACCAGTGGTGTTGATAACAGTTGCATACTCAAGAAGTGGGTTTACAAGTCTTGCAACCTTAATAATTTCAGAATAGAAATTTGTTGGCACAGGGCTGCCAACGCTGGAGCCTGTGATGGCTCTCTGCTCTGACTTGAACTCGTGTCCACGGATTTCGCCTGCAACCATCTTACGAAGGATCTCTGCGTCACCGTTTAGTGCACCTTCACCAGCAAAGTCAACTGTTGCTGACTGCATAGCTTCGGCAACTTTAGCTTCACGCTGCTCTAGCTCGATTAGTTCATTTCTCTTGTTGATGTCTGCAGTTAGAGAAGCATACTTTGCTTCGTCTTCGCCTGACCAAACGCCGCCACGAGCTTCAACTGAATCAATCAGTTCCTTAGCTTCGTGCCATGCCTTAGCCTTTGCATCAACCTGTTTTGCGATAAAGTCGCTCATGGTTTGTTCCTTTCAAGAACATAAATGTAAGGGATTGTTTTAGGTTCAGAGATAAACTCACATAACCCGATCAGGGGATAAACGCACCTGACAAATAAAGTCTATACAACACGTTTATACACGCACATAAAAACAACCCCAGCTGTTTGATCTATGCAGGCTTGCATTACAGGGACAGTTCTGGGGTCTTCGTGAACTGATAAGGAATCGCACCCCTGACATCCATACGGAAGCCATCTCACTGCCATCTTCACAATGGTCAGGCAGTTCAGTTCTACAAACAGTTTATCAACATAAAAGAAAACCCCCTGGGACAAATCAGGGGGAAAGAATTAGTTTTCTTTTTTAAAAGCAGGCACAATGAGAGGATGCCTACAAATCAACTATACACGCTGCATCAGCAAATCAAGCTGCTTCTTCTTTAGATCTAGCAAAGCCTGTGGGTTAGTAACTTCAGGGTCTTTCTTCAAAACCTTACCCAAAGTATCTGTCAACAGTTCGCCTTGACGTTCAGTAAGGACTTCACCAGACTCTAAAGCCAACAAAGCATCAGTCAGTTCTTCAGCAGAAACCCCACGAAGTTCAGCCAGTTTCAAAATCTTTTCAGACAGTTCATTCATGCTTCTAACGTTAGCAGTGCCATCCGTTCCAGTGTAGGCAGGGAAAGCAACCCCAACACTAACTTCATGAACGTTGACACGCTTCAACAAACGCTCATTAGCGTTAGCCCACTCATCGCCACCTGCAGGAATCCTGAAACCAAAACTAAACGCTGTAACATCGCCACGCTGAATACTTATGGCAGCATCTTTACCTGCCTGAGTCATAGGCAAATCGGCTTCAACAAGCAAGCCACGCTCATCTTCCATAAGACGTAAAGTACCTGCCCTAGTAGAACCCAAAACAACGCTAGTGTCGTGATTCCACAACAGTTTCACATCGTTACGTGACTTTAGAGAATCCTTGAACGCACCACGCTGGATAGTTTCAATAAAAGGCAAAGGCTGACTAGGGCTGTTGAACACAGCTGCATAACCACGCAAAGTCATGCCATCACCTTCTTGGCGAATCTCTAAATCGTGAAGCATCTCTCTACGCTCAATACCAGCCATCACACGCTCACCACGCTCATGCAACTCAACAACCTTTACAGGGTCAACAAAACGCACTGAATCTTCATCCTGCATACCTGTAGATAGATCCACAGAGTCAACAACATCTTCAACATCAACTTCAAGTTCAACAGGTTCAGTCACAGACTCAACAAGTTCAGATAACTTATCTACAGTCTTAGCCAACTTACCTACAAGCTCTAAAACTTCGCCCTTCAACTCGCCTACCTTGTAAACAAGTTCTTCCTTAGTAACAGGCAAATCCATGTATTCTCTCTTTTCACTCACAACAGTAATTTTATCTTCCAAAACTAAACCTGACCTTTCCTGACTCAGGCCATTCACCCAAGACTGACCTGCATCGCCACCCCAAGCATCCCAAGCCACACGCCCTGCAGTAGGGTAACCTTCTTCACCACTATTGAAACCTGTAGCACCCTTGACTGAATCTTCTTGCCTGGCAAAGAAACTAATCATCCTATTTACAGTTTCACCTGAGATGTCTTCACCCGAAGCAAGCTGAACAGCCCTAGCCCTACCAACATCAGTAAAGCCATCACCAGCCAAACCTTCAGCAATCCACTCCAAAGCACGTTTAGCAGCAACAGCAACACCTGCAGGGGGACTAAAACTCTCATCAGGGTCAACAGCACGCTCCCCACCAACAGGAATACCTTCAGCCAAACTAATAGCAACCATCTGATCTATTGCTTCTTGCTTAGTTGTATGTTTACCCAAAACAGTTCCATCATCCTTGACAGTAACCCAACCGCTCTCAGCCTGCTCAACAAAGTAAGGCATTACGCACCTGTTTCATAACTGCCATCAGGCACAGTAGTAGGGTTCTGCAGTTGCACTGTCGGAAGCCCTGTATGTGGAATCGGTGACAGCCCTAGGCTCTTCAAAACATCTTCAGGCACAAAGCCCAAAGCAATAAGTTTCTGAGCCATGTCAACCTTAGTTTCATCTTCATTCAACGAAGCAGCGTTGATGTTGATGTTAGTCAAAGGCACACGAACAACATCTCCACCTTCAATAGGTCGCATGTTCTCTTTACGTCTAACTTCATTAGTTGACAGCACACCATTCTGCAACAGTTTGCTGTAACCCTCAATACGTGTAGCGTAATCCCCACGAAGCAGATCATCAGTGCTAAACGCTAAATACGCTCCATCAATAAGCAAAGTGCTAAAGGCATCTTCAAGTTTCGCCAACCAAGGTCTAAGCGTGTGAGTTACGAAAGCAATCTGCTTCTGCTCAATGCTGTTATAGCTCTGCCCACCATTGTTCAAACCAATCATGTCTGTAGGCACACGATACGCTCTAGCCACATCTTCAACAGCAAGCCTACGAGAGTCAAGCATTTGAGCCTGATCGTTAGCAATAGTTGTTGGCTTGAACACAGCCCCACCCGAAAGAATGCCTGTCTTGTGTGCTTTACGGAAACCCTTGTGCTGACGGTCAAAACTTCTAGCAAGGTTCTCAGCCTGCTCAGCTGTCAACGCTCCAGGATACTCAATAACACCCTGAGTTAGTGTGCCTTGACCGAAGAAACGAGCAGCGAAACTCTCTAGGCTGATTGCTAAACCGATGTTTTCTTTTAGAGTGTCAATCGGTGACTTACCCCTGAACTCACCTGGCATAATGATAGAGCCCGAAATGTGAAGCATCTCATCACCAGACAAAACCTTGTTGCCTTCAACAGTAGAAGTGTAAAACTTCTGACCCAAAGCATTACGACTAACCTGAACATTCAAAGGGTTCAAAACAACCATGTTCACGATGTTGCCTGAGTTATCTTTGAACAAGCGAACAAAAGCATTACCGTCAATCAAAAGGCTAATCATTGTCTGCTGCCAAAACGCAACACTAGGAATAGCCACATCAGGCTTAGACACCCAAGCAGGCTTCGGCCTATAAGGGTAAGCAATACCATCACGCCTAATGTAAGTATCAACAGGCAAAGCCGAAACAGTGTCGCTAATCAAAGACACACAAGCCCAAACAGCGTTTACAGTCAAAGAAGTGTTGTAGTCAACGAAAGCTGCAGACTGAGTTTCATAAGAAGTCAGATCACCTGCACCCCACAAGCTCTGAAAACTTATAGCCCTAGACTCGCCAGACAAATTACCTAACATTACTTACCGCTTCTCTCCCACGCCAAACCAAACAACAACAAACCAACACCAGCCACAAGCACACCTGCAGGGACAAAGATAAGGCCTGCACCAACAGCAATAACTGTGATGCCTAAAGCCTGCAAAATCGTAGGTAACAAACTCATCCTTAGAACACGTAAAACTCTGGAACAATATCCGATTCTAGTTTACTAGTGGCTCGGTCATAGGCGATAACGAAAGCAACAGCAGCGTCAATCTTGCGTGGACTGTTACGACTCTCCTTGACTATGCGAGCACCCATGTTATCTATCTTCAAAACACAGTTATCCAAATGCCTAGCCAGCAACGGATCACCCGAATGAGTCAAAGTCGCTTCAGTCACAGAATCAAACACCTTCTGACACGCA